CAAAGTGGTCATTTTAATTGAGCTGGATAACGGACATTTCAATTGAGCCTTGACAGGCACAACAGCACCCATCACGCAAACGGCGTGAAGCCTCTATTTTGAACAGAAAAGTGGTCAAATCGGGATGAATAAAACGTGCATAAAACGGGTCAAAAAGTGCATAGCGTTTTTACGGTTCGAAATACCTGTTTTTGCAATTTTCAGCCCAGGTATTTTTTGTAGATATCTGCTGCTTCCTGCGGGGTCACGTTCGCCGCGTCGGCTTTGGCTGCCTCGTCCATATTGTTGAACGACTCGAAAATCTTCGGTGCTTCCAGCTCCATAAACAGGGTTGCCGGAACTTTTACCCCCTCAGCCTCAAGCAGCTGCGCCGCCTCCAGCGCGGAGTATTTCCCGGCCACCTTGTGTTTCATCACCTCGCGAAGCACATCACGCTGACGTTCTTCCTCGCTATAGACGCTGGTACCAAGACCGAGCACCTTTGAGAAAACAGCAATATCGTTGTGCGTGGGCAGCACATCTTCAATCGTGGTTTTCACACCATCCGGCGATGTGGTGACAACCTTCCGTTTACGAACGTCCAGACTCTTACCGGCGACGCGGTTTATTTTCTCTCTGAGAGCTTCGCGAGCCTCAGTGAAAGCGCGCTCAAACTCGATATTCTCTTTACGCCAGCGACGGATCGTCGTCTCGTCCACACCTAAGCGCTGAGCAACCATCCGATTGCTGATTTTGCTACGGGCTAATGCCATGTCCATAACGATACCGACGTAGGCTTTTCTGAAGCTTTTTTTAGGAGCCATACTTCCGCCTAAGTCAATGTGATTATTTTTTGTTCAAAACCCAATTTCTCCGATCCGGGTGCGGCGTATCACGCGGTAAATTCTGGCGTGTAGGCCGCGTCCTCTCTGGTGCCAAGTGCGGCATATCAGAGGGGGTAAAAATGCGGCATATCCTTTTTTTCGGGAAAACTGCGATTTGATGCCCGGAGGCCGCGCAGAATGGGGAGATAGTGGATCGCCCTAATATTTCCACTATGTGGATAACTCAATCCAAATCCATCTCCACCACTTCACCGAACAGGTGGCCGTAAACGTCCATTGTGGTTTTGATGTTCGAATGCCCAATAAGTCGGGAAACCTTCAGAATATCGACGCCTTTGTTTGCCAGGCGAGATACAGCAAAGTGGCGAAGATGATGGAATCGCTTAATGCCATAGTCGTTTAGGGTTCTGACGAGAACGCCCTGAGTACCGTAACTGGTAGCAAGGCATGCTCCGGTAAACTGATTGCAGATAAGAGGCTCAGAGGAACCAAGCTTATCTTTATCCAGCAACGCGAAAAGCTCACGCGGCATCCGTACCCGGCGCTCCACTCCTCTTTTCAGCCCCTCATGTATAACGCCGTCAACAACATGCCCACGGATGTCGATCCAGTCGGCTGACACGTCGTTATAAGTAACCGCCAGAGCCTCACCGATGCGCAGGCCACAAATCCCGAGCCAGCACGCGATACGCTCACGAACTGGCGCGTTATTCAGTAGCTCTCTGACCGATGATGATGGTGGTATGATGATGGGTCGACGCTTCCGGCGCGCTGGACGGTCAACAGGGTTAAAAGTGATGAGCCGCTTTTCCATCAACAAGAAGAAAGCCGAGCGAATCCAGCGATGGCAGCCGGTACGAACCGAATCAACGATATCGCGATGGCTGATATGGAGGATATTTTTTCCCAGTATCGGCCCGTCTACAGCGAGAAGATCGTGACGGCATTTCGTATATGACGACAGCCGTATGATATTTTTTTCCAGCTTGCTGGCCTGATACCCAAGATAAAACAGAATTAACTTTCGGAAAGTCCAGGAATGGTCTATTCCGGTCCAGCTGGCGGTTCGACAATCCAGCTCGACATTCTGTTTTTGCCAGAAAAAATGTGCGGCATCATCAATATTCTTAAAAATGCGGCGGCGTCCATGACCGGATTTGTCATCCTTCCAGTGGACGTAATATTTTGATTGTCCATTGGCATCAGTGGATTCTTTTATCGAAGCCATACTGAACAATCCTCACTCAAAAAACATTATCAAAGCCACTCAAAGAATGGCTTTTGCAATGATTTCAGATGGTAAATATTAACTTCTCAAATATCTTGATAACTGACCTTTATTGCTTCTTGCAATTCCACAGCGCCATTTAGTAAAGAATTATAATCTAATTGAGTTGTTAGATAGTCCTGCTGCGCATCCCAAGCCTTACCAAATGCTTTGAATTCCAATGAATTCTTCTCATTATATCCTGCCAACTTCATTTCATGATATACGTCAGCAAGAGCAGGCTGGAGGACATTCAATATGTGGTCTTTTATCTTTTCATTATCGTGGTTTAATAGAGTGATATTTTCTATTTTTTGTCGATAAGAAAAAATTGCACGTTTTATTCTTACAAGCTGAGTGAATTTTTCTTTTTCTTTCCACGAGTGCATGGTTTTGAAAGCTATAGTAGCTGCAACTATAGCGATAGTGGCTGTGACTATTGAAGAAACTATCGAAATTTTATCACTGATAATCATATCCCCTCCCATTGAGAGGACAAGGATATCATTGTCACTATCCATCCGTGAATTCTTATCCCTTCAAAAGGATATTTGCTCACTTATCCTCTGTCAGGGATAAGCGTTATTTCCTTTCCTGCTCTATTTGCCGGATACCAGCGAGATTGTTGTTTCCCTTCTCGATCGCCGCCAGCAATGGTCTAATCCATAGGACAGCCTGGCAGTACGTCAACTCGCTGGGGGCAGTGGCACTATCACCGGCTGTGTCAGCGCTGGCGGGATCGGCGTGCATTGCGCTGGTACGTAGACGGTGCGTGTATTCGAACAGCCCACCAGCGATATCAGCAGGAACAGGCAAGTCACAGGTTTTTTCACGGCGGAGTATCTCGCGGTATTCGATAACTGTTTCTTCGGTACCGGCATCAATCAGGGAGTTCAGCTTGCTGGCTTGCTCTGCCACCAGGTTAAACCGGCTGAAGTTGAAAGCCTGCGCGGCTATGACGCTGCCCTGTAACGAGTTGTCATTTCGAAGCACGTCGTTATCACTTTTCAGTGTTGCGATATCCGTTCGGCTATTTGCCAGCAGGATGCACAGCGCAGCAATAATGGTGATTACGACCACCAGCGCTATCGAGCGCCATGCAGCTTTGATGTCAGCCAGGGTAATCATTTCAGACCATCCAGACAGAGAGCCTCTTCTTTACCTGCGCGAGTTACCAGACCTGGCAGAACCCGCCCGCCGCCGTAAACCCAGCGAGTGAACTGATAACAAGCAGCCTTAACGTCATCACTTCGAAAGAGAGAGAACATTGTCGAGCCACGCATATTGCCGCACCCGGCGCGGAAGGTTACAGATACCGCAGCGCTAAAAGTATCATCCGATAGCTTTCTACCGTTGGCGTACCGGTTAACGCATGATTCAGCATCGCGGATATTTTTCTCCCATTCCGCTGCGATCTGCTGGTCGTTTTTAACTGTACCGGGTTTAACGCCGTGGGTGTTTCCCATGCCATCGGTGAGCACGCCAGCGGGGCAAACATAAGGATCACGACGACATGACTCCGCGTTACCGATGAGCTCAAGTCCGCGCTCATTGGTTCGAACATGCCCGTTACCGAGAACTATCGCGATGATCGCAGCAACTGAACAAACAATACCCGCAGCACCTGCCTTTTTATTTTGCATTTGCGTTTATCCTGTTAATGGCATCTGTAACAACCTTGACGCTTGCCGGACGATCCGCAGGAGGTAGCTTTCGGGCATCATCAAAATATTTTTCCAGCAACTGAGTGCGACGCTGGTCCTCTTTATGGAGTTTTCTGGCGTCAAGCCGACCGGATATAAAAGAGGCCAGAGAAAGAAGTACGCCAATCAGACCGAAAAACATGAAAACCATGTCTTGGGTTGAAAATCCCAGAGCCGCTGATACAGCTGCCAGCCACGCGAAAAACTGGGTAATTAAATTACCTGACTGGTCATTCATACGATGCATTCCACACCTCCGGGTCCGGGGTGCTGTGTGTTGAAAAAGAAAAATTATTTTGCAGAAAACTTACGGCAGAGTGTTTGATAAAGCCTCTTCGAGGCCAAGACGCCGGAAGCACTTAAGCGCTGTCTGGCGGCTGCTGTTGACGATATTTACCTTACCGGCCAGCGATCTGGCAGTATTGGCAAACTCCCCGCGCCACCGCGTAACGCTCTCTGCTGTTGGGTTATCCAGATCGGCGTGATCGCCATGCCAGTGACTGCCGCCATCAATAGAGCAGTCAAACCCCAACAGGATGATGTTTTTCGCCCCCAGGCTAGCAGCAAAGAGAATTGAGCGCTGCCCGGAGTTGAAGGCCAACCGGGTATCTGTATCAAAGAGATTTAGCCCATAGCGTTTATGAGCCTGGTAATTACAGGTCCAGCGAGAGGCGGAGGACGGCAGAACGTCAATGTTTGCATCCCACCAGCGCAGATCACCCGCGTAAATGTATTCACAATCAGGCACGGCTCGCAAGGTAGAGTTAACAGCAATCACCGGCAGCCCCGTAGCGGAAATTAGTTCGCAATCTGACTTAATAAGAGACGGACCGGATGCACAAATGATGATAGTTTTCATTCATGGATTGACTTAGGTTCAAACGTTAAGAGACCGACTCGTAGTTTAATAAAAAAAACCACCATTTCTGGCAGGGCTTCGATGATTAAGCTTTGTGACGTAGTAACCACTCTTAACAGCTTACGCTAGTTTTTGCGTACGCGTTAGTTCCATCACACAATTTTTTTTGATAAAGTCGGAACAACAACTTATAAAAGGATTTCTATATGTCTGATATGTCTAATTATCAAGAACAGTTAGCTCGCCAAGCTATGGTGGTTAAATGGGGGAAGGTTGTAACTGAACGTGATTTGTTAAATATTCAGTCCGATATCGAACAAGTCATTAACAGTGGCAAAACAATTAAAATCGGTGATCTCCAAGGTATCATTTCTAGACGAATCCCTAATACAAAGTTCATGTTCTTTGGAAGTGTAGACAATTCAGATTTGAATACTGCCCTTCGCCAAATTGCTCCGAAGAAGAAATGATAAATAACTCGTCAATGACATTAAGTGCTGATGATATAACATCAGTGCTTAACGACAGCAAGAATAAATTCTTGAACAAAATCCTCCCCTTTCTTGAAAGGGGAATAAGTAACAACCTAGAATTATTAGAGTTTCAAAGAGCTGGCAATGAATACTTCAATTCAGCAGTATCATTAATACAGAGAATACAGTTAAATCAACTTGATAATAACAAAACCTTCGCAATTTCTATAGTTGGCGACTGTAGAGCTGTTCTTGGGTGATGCTGCCAACTTACTGATTTAGTGTATGATGGTGTTTTTGAGGTGCTCCA